ATAGGTGTGGTGCAGAAAGCAAATGCCGTAGCTAATAGGTTGGCAGCTGCTACTATGGCAACCTTTGGGGTATCTGTTAATACTACATCTGTAGCCTTTAGAGTTCTAAGAGGTGCTATCATTGCCACTGGGATAGGGGTACTTGTGGTAGCTTTAGGAACTGCGGTAGAGGCACTTAGTAACTTTTCATCAGCAGCAGAAGATGCAGCGGAAGCGCAGAAAACGCTAAACGAAGAAATCGTAAAGGGTGCAGATGTTCAATTAAAAGCAGAACAACAATTCATAGATAGGACAACTAAACTACTTGTATCTGAAGCAAAAGCAAGGGGTGATTCTGCTGAAAAGATTGCAAAGATTGAAAGTGATGCACTTATATCACGTAAAAAATCACTGGAAAGATATTATGCAGAAGTAAAAAATGCAGATGCAGATGCTGCTTTAGAAGCTGAAACTAACCTGAAAAACATTAACAATGAAATACAAGTAGCTGAAAATAATGCTGCTGCTGCAAGATTAGAAAAGCAGAAGGAAGCTGCTAATAAAAGAAAGGAAGCAAATAAACAGGCAGCAGAAGAAGTTAAGCAACAGACACAAGATGCGAATAAGAAGCTTACTGACATTCAGCAACAGAACTTACTTAATGGCATCAAAGATGAAAATGAAAGGGCAATTAAGAAGCTTGAACTTGATCAGCAAACTTTCGAAAAGGAAGTAGCTGCACTTAAGATAAATCAGAAGATTAAAACAAAACTGATTGAGGAAAACGCAAAAGTAGTTGATGCACAAATTAGGGAGATAAACCAAAATAGGGCAGACGAAGAAGCAAAGCAGGAAGCAGAGTATCAACAGAAGGTAGCGGATGCAAAAGCTGAAGTACAACTGAATGCCATTAAAGATGAAGATATACGTAGTATAGAGGCTATAAAGCTTAAGTATCAAAAACAGTTTGATGAGATAACGGCACAAGAAACAGAATCCGGTATCAAGCAAACTGAATTAAGAAAGGCATTAATTGAGCAGCAAGATCAAGAAATCGCACAAGCAGAGCAAAAGATAAAAGAAAGAAAAGCTGCTGAAAATATTGCTGAACTTGAAAAAATAATAAACGATGATGCGGTAGAGATAGAGCGAAGAAAGGAAGTGCTTGAAGAATTACGGAAACTTAATGAAGCATATTTTAAGTCAGGCATTATTACATATGAACAATATGTAAAAGTAAAGGAAAATTTAGCCAATGCTGAAGTAACTATTGAAGAAAAAAAGATTCAAAAGTTCTACGCAACTGCTAATGCTTACGCAGATTTGCTTGGAAAGGTATCGAATCTATTAGGCAAAAGTACGGCAGCAGGTAAAGCAGCAGCTATAGCAGAGGCAACGATTAATACTATCGTGGCATCAGTTAAGGCGTTTAAAGCCAATGCCGAAATTCCACCTTCTCCATTTGTTGGTATTGCAGCAGCAGCGGTAGCAACGGCAGCAGGTATAAAACAGATTCAGGCAATCAAGAATGTACAAGTTCCTAATATCGGTGGAGGCTCTGCATCTATAGGTGGTGTAAATATCCCGTCATTAAGTGCTACTGCACCTATTAGACCAACACTACCACTTACACAAACGATTACACAACTTCCTGCTAATACTATCAACCAAATGGGTTCTGCGAATATTAGGGCATACGTAGTAGAATCTGATATCACTTCAGGTCAGGAAAGGATACGCAGACTTAACAGGGCAGCACGTTTAGGTTGATTGCACAAATCGCTTATAAAATCTATTTATCAAAGATGGCAGACCTTCCAGTTTATAAGCTGATGATTTCTGAAGATGAAGATTCAGATTTACAGGTAGATTTCGTGGCACTGGTTGATAGACCTGCCATTGAAATAAACTTCCTTGCTTTTAGTTCAGATGAAATCTTTGTAGAACCCGGTGCAGCTGAAACTGAATCAGAATTTATTTCAAGGTGTATAGGTGTACTTGTTGGTGAAGAAGGTTACGAACAAGATCAAGCTGCTGCGATATGCTATAGTAAATGGTCTGAACGTGATAAGTTCGCTGAATCTTATTCCGATTATCCCGATGCAGTCAAGAATAACGCTAAAGCTGCTATCAAGTGGGCAGAGGAAAATGGTTGGGGATCATGTGGTACACCTGTAGGAAAGATTAGAGCGAACCAGTTAGCCAATGGTGAAGCTATTTCATTAGACACCATCAAGCGGATGTATTCATTCCTTTCACGACATAAGGATAACGCAGAAAAGTCTAAAGGTTATGGTGACGGTTGCGGACAGTTGATGTATGATGCATGGGGTGGTGCATCTGCTTTGTCATGGGCAGAAAGCAAGATTAGACAATCCGAAAAGATGCGTCAGGTATTTGCTATCGAAAGTGAAGAACAAAGGATTATATCCGGCGCATTGATACTTGCAGATACTAATATTTATCGTAGGGATGATGCAGGTGAATACTACGTAAACTTTCCAAAGGAAACCATCAAGGATATCGTTCTGAAGTTCTACAAGAAAGGATATCAGAAGAACGTAAACCTTATGCATGATAGCGGATCAGTAGTGCAAGGTTTAACCATGTTCGAATCTTGGATAAAGGATAGTAAACGGGGTATAGGTGGAATGAAAGGATTCGAAGATGTGCCGGATGGTTCATGGTTCGGTTCATTCAAGGTTGAGAATGACGAGGTATGGAAGATGGTTAAAGAAGGAAAGGTTAAAGGCTTTTCAGTAGAAGGAATCTTTAACTATGCACGTAAAACAAGCGAGGAAGAAAAGATGTCAGCAATCATAAAAATACTTGAACAATATGGCAACGGGTGATCAAAGACCTGCAAGGTATAATATAAAGCTATGGAAGGGTAACACATGGATCAATAGCTTTACTATCCTTAAAGATAGTGTTCCGGTAAATTTATCAAGTGCTGAAGTACGTGTGCAAATTAGGCGCAAACCTACATCTACCACTGCTGAAGTGACATTAACAGAAGGTGATGGTATAACTGTTGGTGGTGCATCTAATAATGTCATAAGCATAAGCAAACGTATAAACATTGCTGCTGCTGAATACTACTGGGATTTACTGGTAATCAATGCAGGTGTTTACAAGACGTATCTATGGGGTACTTTTTTAATAGATGAAGATATAACTGAACCATCATGAGTTATGAAGTAAATGTAATAGAGGAAATAATAGATGTTAATACGTATACACAAGATGCGAATTATCAGAGGTATTACGGTGCATTTTATTCAACACAAGATCAATTGAATGCAGGTGCTACTTCTGTCAATAAGATGACATATAACAACACTGAATTGTCATATGGCGTAAGCATAGTGAGCAATAGTAGAATAACCATTGCTAATGCAGGAGTTTATAACATTCAGTTTTCTGCACAGATATTCAAAGATGATTCAGGATCAGATAGAATCGATATATGGCTGCAAAAAAATGGAAGCAATGTAGCTAATAGTAATACTGAACTTGTTATAGTTGGAAATGACGGAAGATCATTAGCTGCATGGAATTTCCTTGTAGCAGCATCAGCAGGTGATTACTATGAACTATGTTGGAGTTCATCAGATACGCAGCTATACCTTGAAACAAGAGATGCACAAACTTCACCAATAAGACCAGTAACACCTTCAATCATTTTAACCGTAACACAAATATGAAATTAAATTTATTAGCACTTGCATTATTTGCAACAGTTGCAGTATCTGCACAAGATACTTTAGCAGTAGCACAAGATTCTACACGTCCTAACAAAAGACCTATCAGAGAGGTTAAGATATGGCGTGATGGTAAGCAGTATGATGCTAACGACATTGATGTAGTCATTGCTTTTGATAACTGCGAATCATCTGCAACACTTTACTACAAGCTTTCAGATAGTACCGGGGCAATCGTAGCAGATGGTAATATTATCATTCAGGGTGATGATTATATACAATGGGCAGGTAGACCTAATCACAACAGAACTGCTACAAACTATGCTATGAGGTACTTAAACCTTCAGGAGATAGCAAGACGAAGGGCAATAAGGGCAGCAAAGACAGTTAACTAAAACCAATAAATATGAGTCAGTTTTTTAATCTCAATCTACGTGACCTTGCTAAAGGTGCAGTAGTAGCAATCATTTCAGCACTTGTTACTACTATAATTCCAGTAGTAGATTCAGGTAGCCTTCCAACTTTTGAGCAACTTAAAGCAGCAGGTTGGGTGGCACTTACTGCCGGGGTATCTTATCTGCTTAAGAATCTGTTCACCAATAGTGATGATGCTTTTATGAAGGGTGAACCTGTAGCACCTGAAGACCATAAGTAATCTATGTTGCATTAATCTTTAAACAAATCTAAATAGTGTTAGTATGACACCCAAAGAAGCACTTGATAAAATAAAAGCATTGTTTTCCGATGCTACACCTTCTGTCGATACACAGACTAATACATCTTCTGCTGCACTCGAGGCAAAAGAATATGTACTTGAAGGAGGTGCAAAAGTATTGATATCTGATCTTGAAATCGGTGGTATGGTTAGTGTAATGGCTGAAGATGGTACTTCCGCACCTGCGCCTGCCGGTGATCATAAACTGGCTGATGGTACAACTATTACAGTAGATGAAGCAGGTATTATTACTGCTATCGTAGTTCCTGAAGTAGCACCTGAAGCACCTTCTGCCGAAGAAGATATGAAGGCGAAGATTGCACAACTTGAAAGCCAGGTTGCAAACTTTGAAGCTATCGTTAAATCAGTACAACTTGAATTCATCAGCAAGGTTGCACAAACTGAAAGCAAACTGAAAGAAGTTGGTGATATCGTAGTAAAGCTTTTGGAAGTTCCTTCTGCTGAACCCACACAACCTGTACGTAATAACTTTGATTCGCATCTTCGACAAACAAGGGATCAGAAAATTGCTAACTTTCTTGAAATGGCTAAAAACTTTAAAAACAAATAAAAAACAATCAACATGAGTTTTTCTCTTGGAACATTGACGGCATATGTAAAGGAGAATGAAAAACTTCTCGTTTCATCTTCCGTATTGGGTGCAAAAACTGCACAACTCGTTTCTGATCAAGGTAACGTAATGATTGGCGTTAAGTCTGCCGAAACCATCAACGTGATGGAAACAGACGCTAACTTTCAGACTGACGGTTGCGGATACACTGCAAGTGGTAGCACAACTATTACGCAGCGTACTGTGACTGTTGGTAAAATGAAGGTTACTGAAACCATCTGCCCTAAAAACCTTGAAGCCTATTACCTTCAGAAAGCACTGCCTAACGGTAGCAACTATGACACCGTAGCCTTTGCTGCACAGTGGACTGCACGTAAATCTGAAAAGATTGCATCACAACTTGAAACTGCAATTTGGCAAGGTGACACCGGAAGCGGGAATGCTAACCTTAATAAGTTCAATGGTCTGATTAAGCTTATCACTGATGCAGGTGCATCTGTTGTTAACGCTAACAGTGTAGCCATCCACGGAAGCGTTGAAACTTCTATCACTGAAGCTAACGTTGTCGCAATCTTTGATTCAGTTTACAAGGGCGTTCCTGCTGCGGTTGTAGATAAAGATGATTTGAAGATTTTCTGCGGAATGGATACCTTCCGTACCTATACGGTAGCACTGAAGAACGACAATATGTTTCACTATCAAGTGAATAACCCTGCTAACAGTTCTTTCTTCCTGCCCGGTACGAACATTGAAGTTATCGCAGTTCCCGGCCTGAACGGTACTAACGATATCGTAGCCATGAGGGTTTCAAACATCTATCTTGGAACTGATCTGCTTGACGAGTACGAAAGTGCTTACAAGTTGTGGTATAGCATGGATAACGATGAAGTTCGTTTCAGTACTTCCTTCAAGTTGGGTGTGAACTTTGCTTTCCCCACAGAGATTGTTAAGTTCTTTGTTTAAATCTAAACGGGGCGGGTGGAATATCCTGCCCTAACTTTAACTAAAATAAACTTTACAACATGGCTTGTGCTTTAACGCAGGGTTACACGTTGGACTGTAAAGATTCAATCGGTGGCATAAAAAATGTGTGGTTCATTGGATGGAACGATGTTTCGTCTGTAACTGTCGCATCGGGTGTGGTTACTACCATCACTAAAGCTGCCGGAAAAGTCTTTTACAAGTATCAGCTTGTACGAAATACTGCATCCTTCACGGAAAACATTGCAGGTTCTATTGAAAATGGTACAGTCGTTTACAATCAAGAACTGACTATTGTCATTAACAAAAGAAGTGTATCAGTAAGGAATGAAATTCTTCTGATGGCGCAGAATAACTTGATGGCAGTAGTTGAAGATCAGAACGGAAGGTATTGGTTGGCAGGTCGTTACAATGGAATCGATTTGCTTTCAGGTAGTGCATCTACTGGTACTGCACAGGCTGACCGTTCAGGCTATACGCTGACATTCAGTGGTGGTGAGAAAGAACTTGCACCTGAAGTATCTTCAAGTATCATTTCCGGTTTGACTTCCTAATAATACTGCTG